ATGTAGGAGAGGGAAGTACAGGTCAGCCTGCACCTAATAATTTTGATGGTGTTGCTAATACAAATCCAAACTTTACATCTACTGCAAGATTTGATCTTCAGAACACCACCGCTTATCTTTGGGGACCACAGGTAGAAAAAGGAAATGTAATGACTTCTTACATCCTAACGGATACCGCTCAAGCCACAAGAAGCCCAGACATAGCATCAATAGAGGGTGATAATTTTGGTACGTATAGGACCAACTTCGTAACAAATAGTGAGAACTTTAGTGACACTAGTAAATATATTGCTCAACAAAGTATGGCTCAAGATTATGCTGGTGTGTCACCTACTGGTAATTATGATGCTTCGTTATTGTCAGCTACAACATCACAGAATATAGGTCATAACATTAGAACTGACTCTTTGGCAAATATTGAAACTGGTGCAACGTACACTGTTAGTGTGCATGTCAAACCAACAGCTACTGAAAATACTTTTTTTATGAATTTTGGGACAAAAGCAAATACTTCAGGTGCTCCCAATGTTAATGAAGGTGGAATGAAATTTCAATTAACTGGTGACGGAGTTCTTATAGCACCCACTAACCAACCCGCAAGTAGTTCAAGTATTGATAAATTAGCTAATGGTTGGTATAGATGTCAACTAACTACAAATGCACTTTCGCAAAATACACAAGCAAAAGTATTTATAAAATTGCAAAAAAATGCTCCTTTTGTGGCTTCAAATCCTCCCGAAGCATTGCTTATCTGGGGCTTGCAGGTAGAAAAAAGTTCTACTATGACCGAATACATCCCTTCCACAGATACATACACCAACAGGCAATCAAATGCCACGTTTGTAGATGCTAATGGGATTATTAGGACTTCTTATGCAAACCACCTTAAATATAGCGAACAATTAGATCAGGCTGCGTGGATAAAAAGTGGTGGAACCAGTATTACAGCAAACAACGTTGTAGCACCTGATGGTACTACTACGGCTGATACTTGGAGTCTTGATTCTACAAGATACGGTTTTTATAATAACACTGCTAATAGCTGGATGTCAGCTCACAGCCAACTTTTATATCCTTTTACTATTACTGATGAATGGGTTAGGTATAGTATTCCGTTTACTACTGAATCTGGTCAAACTTCAATGAGGGTTTACCCTTTAAGAACAAATAATAATGTAGCTTTTGTTTATCAAACTGACATAACTGTAGTACCAAACACTGATTATGTATTTTCTGCTTGGTATAAAAAAGTAGGTACTAAAGTTTATGTTTGGGGATGTCAACTTGTAAGAGGTACAGTAGCTGCCAGCTACTATAAAACAACAGATACAATTAGTGGTCCTCCTAGATACAGCCATGATCCAGAGACATTAACTCCTACTGGTTTATATCTTGAAACAGCAGCAACAAATATTCAAAAAGGTCCTGTATTTAATAGACAGACAATTCTTACAAATTCAGCATCTGACCAACGTGCCGGTTTAAATGCAGATGGTGTTCTTTCTCCAATGGGTACAACTAAAAATGTATGTAAAGCATTTGTAGATGGAAGTCTAGGAAGTACTACGCAGGCTTTTCACATAAAAACTTTTGGCGGTTCAGATGGTGCAACTTTTACAACCCAAAACATACATACTTCTTCAGTATTTGTAAAACCTATAAATACTAATTTTTGGAGGTTGGCAACTTCGGATCAGTACGCATCAGCTACTGATGGTGGTGATGATGCTTTTATGCCTTGCGATTTTGAACTAACAGGAAGTGGTAGATTTTTTAACCAACATTCAGGGTTAGCTGCAACAGGTATTCCTCCTACAATTGAAAAATATTCCAATGGTTGGTGGAGACTTTCAATTTCTTATTTTAGAAGTAATCATACAGGTTCAGAAGCAGCAAATAGAGACACAGGTGTTTTAGTTTATCCAATATATTCAAATGCTGGTCCAACAGCTACTTCTGGTCATACATATACAACTTATGAACAATTTAAAAGTAGACTTGGTTATACAGATGCACAATTAAATGAATCTCCTGTAACTGTAGGTTATTTTTTTGGACCACAAATTGAAGACGGTAAATTTCCAACTTCCTACATCCCAACATCGGGTGAAGAAGCAACAAGATCAGCCGACATCTATACCTCAACAGCTACAGAAGTATTAGACAGAGCTAACGGTACAAAACCAGCGTTTTATACAACTGAAGGTTTAACACTTAGAAGTTACTGTAAATATAACAATGAATTTCCACTGCCTGCTATTAGTGATGGAACAATACCTAGCACCCATCAGTTTGCTAGACTTTTTCATTTTCAAGGTAATGGATCATGGCACGGTAATCCCACAAGTTGGAGACATTGGGCAACCCCTGCATATCCTATATTTTCTACATATTCCCAAATTTCAAATTTGTATGCACAGCAACTACACATAACAGAAGATATACCTGTAGTATTACGATATCAAACAAACAATTCAAATTTAAGAGTAGGGAACGGAAGTAATAATACAGCCGATACTTCCATGACTACTGCGAAATTTGACAGAGTATATATTGGTAGTGACCAAGTTGGTACTAATCTTATGAACGGAACAATAAACAGATTTACTATTTGGAAAATACCGTTTAACGAAGAAGAAGCAAGCCCAGCAGGCATACTACAAAGGCTATCTGAATATAAAAACTAACACGACATGGAAGAAGAATTAAAAGAAGTCCCTACGTATGGTCCATACTTTAAATGGAGCAGCGAAAAGACATGGAAAACAGCAGCTAAGAAAGCTGGGTTCTACAAAACTGTTACTGAAACAGATCCAGAAACAGGTAAAGAAACTACATCAGAAGTATTAAACGCTTATACTCACGAACATTCAATAGATGTAGTAGGTGTTATTTATAAGGGTGGTAAATGGGAAGAACAAGAAGACGGAACTATGAAAGAAATAGAAGCTCCAGTTAAACAGGATGGGTTTCACGTTAACTACTTAGGCCCACTTCCTAAAGGTTGGGACAAGAAGGCAGTTTATCCTAAAACTCCTGTTAGAGTCTTTGCCTAGTGCATTAACTCTTCCCACCCTAGCCTTACCACCAACTCAGATATATCAAACACCTTCATTAGATCAACCAGTAGCAGATATACCATCATATAAACCTTTAGTTGTACCTCCTAGTGATCTTAGAGAGCCAAAAGGTACAAAACCAGAGGCTACAGAAGAAGCACCAACTGGAATTAGGCAGGTTGATATACCGTTTACGGACTTCAAAATGCCTTTACCAGAAAACGAAATACTTATAACGGCTTCTACCACAGCAGTCGTTTCTGTAGCTGCAACCCTAACTGCAACAGCAGCTTTTAAATGGGTTGTTACAGCTATGAAACCAATACTTAAAACAACATGGAAGAAGATAAGGTTATCAAAGGGCAACCCAAAAGTTTCTTAAAAAAGTTTAAAGAAAACGTAGATGACCATGATGAACAAATGCAAATACTTGGTGCAATGGTACGCCTTGGTGTTGTTGTTTGGAGTGGATTTATTATTACTTTAAATTATGTTGAGTTACCTATGGTTAAAAAACCTCTCGGAGCATCCTCTGATATCACTTTCGTAGCCTCAATTTTTACAGGGGCATTAGCGACTTTTGGATTGTCCACGGGTAACAAAAAATCTAAAGAAGAAAAACCAAAACAATGAATAAATGGATAATTCTCTTAGCATTGTTAGCACCAAGCATAGCAAGAGCAAATACTGTGACCCCTCAATTTACCCAAGGGTCGATGAACAGTACGACAACTACAACTCAAGTAGTACAAGAAGTCAAGCAAACACAGGTATTTGGAGCAGAGGTAAAGAGCTGGTCAGGCTCAAATGTAACTCCTTCTGGAGACATTGCAGACTCAGCTACAACCTTCTCAGTAACAGATCCAACAGCAGACTGGCTTCTAGAGACAACATCAAGAGCAGCAGGATTAGTAGAACAAATAGACGCAACAACAGATTGGACTATAAACACTACTGTTACCTCGCTCTCTGTCTTCTCACAGTAACACCTGTTTTAGCAGACGAACCCGAAGTTAATAACACCTCCAACCCCGTAGCAGCAGCTACAGGTAACGTTACAAATCAAGCTGTACAGTTTCAAAATAATGGTGCAGCATCTCGCCAACAGTATGCTTCTGGAGTAGTTTGTAATGGCAGTACGATGACGTTTTCGCCATTCTACATGGGTAACCATACTAATCCATACGCTGAAAAAGAAGATATGGAAGGGTTACATCCATCCAGCTACCAGCTAAATGAGAACTGGGGGTTTCAGATTAACTTTATGGTTCCACTTTCCAAGAAAAGTTTTAAACAATGCTTGGAAATAGCTAAACGGCAAGAAGAAAAATTAAGGCTTGACTACGAGCTTGTTCGAGCACTTAAATGTGCAGAACTACAACAAAAAGGGTTTACGATACACCCTGGCAGCCGTGTAGCTCACATGTGCCAAGACATCGTACCAATACAATCGTTATTACCTAAAAAAGATGTTAGCACTACTAAAACCAATCGTTTTAACTTTTTTAAAAAGTGACAAGTTTAAAGTATTTGTCGTAGATTTATTAGAAAAGTTAGTCGAATTATCAGACAATGAACTTGATGATAAAGCTTTAGCAATAGTTAAAAAAGGACTAGACATTAAATGAAAAGAGCAGGAGAAGATAAGTTTAATGAGCTACATATGTTAGTTACTACTGAACTTATTAATAGGATACGTAGTGGTGAAGCTACTACTGCTGACCTAAAAGCTGCTTCTGACTGGCTATATAAAAATGATATTACAGGTGTAGCATTTGACACGTCACCTTTATCACAACTAGCCGATATTATGCCAAGTGTCGATTTTGAAACAGTACAAAAATCGGTAATAAAATAATGGCTCCTAAAACTGTAAAAAACCCTAG